TCGCATCCTTTGATATTTTTTTATCGCCTCCATCTGCGATCTTGATCGAGGACATAAGGGCGAGATAGATTGCTCTGTCTTGACACCACTTTTCGGTTGCGTCGAGGAGCCACTCGTAGTCAACCCACTCATCGGTAAGTCCTCGTATTGTCGATAACGAATCTCTGAACGTTTCGTCAGTAAGGTCATTACGATTTTGGAGATTAATCGATAAGACTTCCTGAGTAGGAACTTTGTCATACTTACCAGCGAAGTCAGCGATCTCTTCAAAGATAACTTTCTCATGATACTCCTCAAAATAATCTGCTTTTAGGAAAGGGACTACCTTACGATAATACTCTTCAGTGAAGATGAGATTACGTAAGATAGTTTGTTGGATGCGCTCAGTTGCCATAGGAGAATTCTTTCTTTGCTGCTTCTTCTAACTTTGCCATCACTTCTTCTGTGAAATACTTCTCGGGATCAGCAAGTACAGCAGAAGGATAAACGGAAGTTTCTCCAATAAGAACTCTATTACCATTCTTCCCAAATACTCCGTACTCGATACCCAACTCCAATAATCCGTAGTATTTGTCAAGACCTCGCTCGTCAAAAAATAGACGTGTTGCAACTTTACTCCCTTCAATAGTTAGACGAGACTTCTTTGCCTCACACTTGATGATGTTGCCAATAACTTCTTTCTTGCTATCACGTTCCTTACTCTTAGTAAGATAGATGATAGTAGAAGCAGCATACTTCAACCCTGTGCCACCACCCATTTCCTTGGTAGGAACATAGGATCCGATCACATCATATGTATGGTTAGTGACGATCATAGGCACCCCTGCTTGCCCCAACTTCAGTGTGAGCACCCTGAAGGCACCCTTGATCAACTGACTTTTAGTCATGTCTCTGACTTGCTTATCATTGGCAACGTCTTCCATCTCCTTAGATGTTGAAAGCATACCAAGACTATCCAAACAAAACATCATAGGAACACGTTCTTCCTTAGGTTCTTTCATATACTTGTCCACGATGCGACAAGCTTGTGTCCTGAACTCTTCAATAGTAGCAACAGGCATGATGATCATACGTGAACTATCAATGCCACGACTTTCAATCATGTCACGGGAAATGGCGGATTCAGTTTCAAAATAAATGACACCACCTGTAGGATTAGCATCAAGGAAATTACGAACGACACTAAGAGCAAAAAAAGTTTTTCCAGTGCTTGATTCTCCTGCAAGAGCGGTGACTTTGTTTGCAGGAAGACCTCCAAACAACGAACCACTAACCAAGGCATTGATAATGTAACTGCCAGTATCAACGTAGTCAGTAATATCACCAGCAGCAATTCCTTCGCTAACCAAACCAGCAAACTCGTTTCCACTTTCCTTAATTACTGTGTCTAGAAATCCCATTTGTCTAAATTCTCCTCGTAAAAGTTTACATAATTATAAGACTGACCCATGAGTTTAGCAAACCCACAGGCAGTTTTGTAGTCTTCAAAGCACTTAATGTCCTCTGGTCCTACCTGACCAACAAGATGGTTGGTCCATGTCACAACAAAAATTCTCTTACTCATCCAAAGAAACTCGTAATAGTAATGGTTTTTTCGTGGGTCCAACCAATACATTGTAGCACGTTTTTGAGTGGTTCGAGAAAAGACTTTTCAAATTGTGTCTGGTAGTCTACATACTTCTCAATACCAAACTCTTTGGGCAACTCACCAAAGAAGCTAACTACATTCTCATGAAGTGGGTTAGGTGTCTTGAGATACATGAACTTGATCTTCTCACCTTCTTGAATAAGAGGATGCTTGTTTTCTACCTTATATTTTTTGACATAATGATTATAGAGTAGAGCACCCCTTACCGCAATGGGTGTTCCTTTCTGGTAAATCTCATTTGGGTGGCGATATTTTGCCAGATTGTTGCATCCTCTGGGGAAGGCGACATCCGAGTAATGTCTCTGTCTGGTCTCTGCTCGGACAACATTGATGAAATCGATAAGTTCATCATTTGTTTTGCCGATAATAATCTTAAACGCTGCATATAACTTATCCCTAAAGTACGCTGGAGTAGAAGACCTCGCAGTCTCAAGACCCATGATTTTCATCTTGGGCTCATTATATCTAACTCCTTCACTGTCCCATACGTTGAGAATGTAACGCTTCTTCGCAGTCCAGATACCACGGTCAGCAATGTTCTCACGCTTCATACTCATCTTTTGTTCATACGCCGAAACGTAATTCGCAAGTTCCTGATAAGAGGATTCGATGAATGGTTCCAACTTGTCTTCGCAGATCTTATCAAGTATAGAAACAATTGCTGCTTTATCGCCAGACTTATTAGCAAAAAATTTATCAACAAGAGGTCCAAGATTAAGATAGATCGAGTCGGTATCGCTAGCGATGACATAATCTACCTTCTCTGTTTTTAAAAGAGTATTTAGATACTCATTCATCTTGTTCTCAATCCACCTGATAGAGACCTGACCTGAAAGGGTGATAGCCTCAGCATTAGCAAGACGATAGTATCTAAAGTGTTCGTTGCCGATAGCACCATAAGCAGAGTTCAAAGAGATCTTCTTTGCCATCTGGATGTTATTGCAACGGGCGATCTCTTTCATGAGTTCGACAGTAGGAGTTTTCTCATACTGTTGCTTTGCCTTGATCATTCTCTTCTTGAAAATGACACGACTGTCATACATCTTCTTCATCATCTGAGGAAGAAACCCATGCTTCTCTTTTGTATACTGAGCACCATTGGCACACACAGCATACTCACCATCAATCTCTAGTTCTTTATTAAGTATCTTATCAACAGTTGCTGTTGAATGTCTCTTGTCGAGTAGTGTCTCGGGCGAGATGTTGTACTGCATAATGAGATGAGGATACAGAGAGTTAAGATCAAAAGACACCACCCAATCATAGAATCCAGGTTTCGGTTCTTTAACATAAGCACCTGCATACTTCTCTGTTTTAGTTGCGCTTTCCTTCTTGGGAGGAATAGCAATCTTTCTCTTCAAGAGTTCACAATAGATGTAGTTGTCCCACATCTTTACCTGACTAAACACGTCCTCATAGTTCACCTTAGCATCATATGCCATGGTGTATGCGAGTTCAACTAACTTCATCTTATCATCTAGTTGATCCACCAGACGAACGTCATGAATGTTGTATTCAATAAACTTCTGCCAGTCTCCCTCATAGAACTCTTTGAATGTGTCAAACTCTGAGTGATCTAGTTTCTTAGATCCGAGTTCAACAAAAGCAATATGGTCCAGACGGTAACTCTCTTGGTTTGTGTAAGTAAACTTCTTATACAACTCAAGATAGTCAAGAGTAGAGATACCAAGAGTATCGATAGCAAACTGCTTGCGACCTTTGATCCAAATTTCACGTTGGGATACTAATTTCCATGGAGATAGAAGCTTAGTAAATTTCTCTCCAAGGATACGATCAATACGATTGTGTATATACGGCATATCAAACAACTGCACATTCCAACCAGTAATTACATCAGGATAATTTTCCTGCCAGTAATCAAGGAATGCACCCAACATGCTTTCCTCTGATCGGAAGTGCATGTAGTCCACCATAGGATCTTTGTTATCGAATGCTTTCGCTCCGAATACAATAATTCTACCAGTGAAACTATCTTTGATTGAAATAGCAAGGATCTCTTGGTCCGCCGTCTCGATGTTAGGGAACCCGTTCTCAGCAGCAGTCTCGATGTCAATTGTAAAGACACGGATCTTGGTGCTATCAAACTTCAGTTCCTCTTCAGGGTGCTGCTCTGCAATATACTGATACAAGAAACGAGAGTTTCCATAGATCTCAAAATCATCTACTCCTTTGTATTGTTTAACGAATTCTCGTGCCTCCGTGATAGATCCAAACTTATGTGGTTCTACACAGTTACCATCAAGGGTGCGCCACTCAGAATAATTTTTACTAGGCAAATATAGCGTGGGGTTGAAAGGGACCCTCACACAATAGCGATTGCCATTCTCATAACCACGTACAAGCAGACGATTGCCTGCTTGCTCAACACTAGTGTAAAAATTCATTCAAGAGATTCGATATAACGAGCAAGAAGTGCCTTGCTTGGATTAGTCACAACAGTCAGGTCAGAAGACCTAACGTTGAATTCACGTTCAGCAGCATGAGGAGCCCATGGATTTATCTGACCTTCACAGTCTAGCACATAGGGTTCGATCATCCACACATCAGGGTCACCTGGTATAGTGTCCCCCTCAGCAGGTTCTACCTGAGCGATGATCCACTCATTCTGTAGCTTGATCAGGTTCGCTGTTATCTCCATTAGTCTCCTCTTCGTAGAAAATATCCCCTTCTAGGATGTTGTAACTTTTTAATTCACCAGCATAACTATCGAGAATATTATTATCAGGATATGTCACACTAATAATGTGATCTCCAACCAGTTTAAATTCTTGAACTGGGGTGAACGGACACCACTTAGTATACTTAATTGGTAATGTTCCATCCTCATTAGGATCTCCAAGATCAAGAACAAAAGGATAGATCATCTTGTAACCTACAAGAGCACCTTCTGCATCTTTTACATCACCAAATAAACATAAAACAGTTTCACCTGTTGCTAAGATCACAAGGCGAATATTGTGATTAGTCCTCAGTTGCTTGATCTCTTCCGTCATTTTCTAGTTCCTTTTTTTGTGCGATTTTTGATGTGTATGCTTGCTCCAAACCTTCTTCAGGATTACTAATTGTCATTACACAATCGTAAGGAAGCTTAAACACACTGTCTTTAGAGTAAGGGTTCCACTTACTAAATTTAATTTGATACTCAGCGCCGTATTGTTCAGTAAGATATTGTGGAGTTTCACCATCGAGGGTGAGGATATAAGGTTCGTCCATCAACAGGCAAACACCTGTCTTGTCATCACCCTCTCCATCAAATACTTCTTTCAACTCGGTAATGATACGATCGCCAGTTTTCAAAGTTAGGATTGATACTGCCATAGTTATTATGAGTTACGATTTAGTTTAGCACTAAAAAAGGGGACCGTCAAGTCCCCCCCTTCACTTTTATTTAGAACCACGTCTTTCGCTTTTGTTTTTCTGGAAGGTTCTTCATAAGAGTAATTGTAAGAAGTCCATCTTCAAATTTTACATCTTCCACTTCTACATCATCTGCCATTTGCCAGTTGCGAGCAAAGGTTCTATATGAAATTCCTTTATGCGAATATTTTCTTTCTTTATCTGGTGGTGCTTTCTTAGCAGATACTGTTAGAACATTTCGTTCTGTTGTGACTTCGATATCTCCTCCTGAAAATCCTGCAAGAGCGACTTCCAGTAATGTTCTACCATCGTTTCCATCGACAACATTGTAAGGTGGGTAATTTGATCCACCTCCTGCAATAGATTCAAGTCTGCTGAATGTTTCATTAAATCCGATTGAATAGGGAGTATAAGTTTCCCAGTTGATATTTACCATGTCCTTAAATAAGCGACGTTTATATGCGACCCGTTAGGCATCACACTCTTATTTAACGATAACGGTTTAACCTTTAATAACGGTTTTCCTTATTAAAGGTTACGGTTTACTCTACCGTAGTTTTTTTACGACCGATATTATACTTCGACTCAAGTGTCCACTCACCTTTCTCTTTGAAAGCTAGAACCTTAATTTGATTTAACGGAGCAAGATCACTAATTGTTTCTATGTTAACAACAGAAACTAATCCCCAATCACTAAGCAATTGAATGATACGATTACGACGTTGCACATCGTTCAAAGACAGGTTAGTATTTTTACCATCAAGAGCAAACAACTCTTTGAAGTGAACGATATAATACTTACCTTGCTTATGTAAAATGTGACAGGACTGATAGATCTTTTTTTCTTTACGAGAAGCAACACCAATTCTGGTCAGAGTTTCACGTACCTTCAGGAAGTCATCTGGTTCTCCAAGAACCACTTCAACCATATCAGATTGTTTCCACTGGATTATAATTTCATCATTCATGTTTTTCCACCTTTATTCAATACCTTGGTAATATGATCTAACTGATCCTTGGTGAGAATTCTGAGTGCTTGTAGAGCTTTATCGTCATTATAACCATAATACTCTTTAACTACTTCAAGATAATCAATAGAATCTTTTCGTGCCCAAGGAGAGAAACGCTTCCTCGGTTTGACACTATTTAGTAAAAAGTCATATTGCATCTTCTTGTCGAGATGAGAATTTTTATTCATCTCATTTACGTACAAGATAGTATCAGTGAAAGAAGACAAGCACCTATTAACAATGTAAGGAGGATACCCTCTCTCACCATCAATGTCATCATCTAAGATATTTTTCTTTGATTGATTAATGGAGTACAGGTAATCTTTCAGTTGATACATTATTAGATCCAGTCAGGTTTGCGGTGTGGTAATCGTAGGTAGTTATCAGATACCCAAGGTTTAGAAGCGATATACATTTTGTATGCTTCGATAGTAGTAATACTATCATCGAACTTAAACTCATCTGGCATTGCACGAACAAAAGGAGTAAGTTCTGAATAATGAAGAGCGTCTAACGGAAAGATTTTATTTGCATGTGCAAGAGTATGAAGACACGAATGAATTTTTGCATATCGATTAGAATATTCTTCACACAATGCAAGACCATGACAGATCAACCATCTGGCATTTGATACAGTCTCGTTTGCCCACTTGGTGCAAGGGTGATTACGAAACGCTCCCTTCTCTGTAGCATAGGGGTTGCCATCTGCCTTAGGCAATGTGCCATAACCATGCCCCCACTTTTCTGAAGCGACTATAGAGAGCATCTGACAGCACTCTAGGGGCATCTTGACAATGTGCTTGTCTGGTAGGACAGCAGCAGATTTGTTTGGAGATTTATCAGTAACAAAAATATTCATAATAAATGCGATACAGAGATCACTAGAAGGAATGTAATCATGATAACTACATCCCAAGATTTTGTCCTTATGAAGTAAGGAATTGAAATACTATCACCCACCATCTGCAATGCTACACCAAGTGTTGTATTGATATGGAGGATAATAAAGTAAGCAATGATCACAAGACCACTACCCAATACTCTCATAGGGACAATCATATTAATTAAATTTAGTAGTTACACTAACAACCTTAGCGGTAGGATTTCTAGCAATAGCAGTTTGTCTTGCTTCCTCGTAATTGCGAGCAATGACCTCCTCCTTAAAGACGGTGCCTGCTACGTACAGGGTGACTTCACATTTCATAGTTTGCTAGGATGAGTTCCTTGCGAGACGCTTGATCTGTATTATAACTCCCCACGCTCCTCATGGTGTAAGTGTGTGCAAATTCAGCAGCTGTCCACCCTTGCTTGAAGCGGTCTCGGATCAGTTGTGATGAGTTATATGAAACAAGTTGATGAGAGATAAAGCGATCACAATCAGCAGCAAACTGATCGTGGTCAAATCCCTTGTGCATGTTTCCTCGCTTACCATAAAGATTAGATCCGATCTCATAGGGGGGATCGAGATAAACAAAGGTTGACTTGCTGTCGCTGAATAGTTCTTCGTAGGATAGATTAGTAATCTTCCAATTCTTAATCATTCCTGAATATTCAGGGAGTTTATCAATGCCTCGCATCGAGAAATTGCTATCTGACGCTTGCTTGGAGAATGAGCTGGATTCTGTGAGACCAGAAAAAGAGCACTTATTAACAATGTAAAAACACACAGCACGAGATACATCGGACGTAGAATCATCGTTTACTTTCTCCTTGGCGTCTAAAAATAATAGTTTTGCTGATGCTTGATCTGGATGAAGTTGCTTAAATTCAACTAACTTAGAATGAAGTTCATCACTCTGGTCTTGAAGAACACGCCAGAAGTTATAGAGTGGTCCATAGAGATCATTGACCCAGATGTCTATGTGTGGATATCGTTTACCAATTTCCAATGCCACAGAACCACCACCAATAAATGGTTCACGATACTCAGTGTAATCTTTCAGGTTTGGAATGTACTGAAAGAGTTTACTCAGGGCACGACTCTTCCCGCCTGGGTATCTCAATGGTGTCTTTAATGACTTCAATGTCTGGGGCATGGTATTTAAGGTATTCACGAAAGATCATTTTCATTTCACGCTCTGTCATTCCACAATGAGCAGCAGCATGGGGTAGGTTCATTGTAGCATGAAACAATGCTTC